ATTATTCTAGTCATACCTAACCAGTCGAACGCCTTTCTTGCTAATTGACGACTTAATCGGCTCCGGTAGGATCCGATTAATATCGACACAGCCTTCTCAATCGAACCGGGGCCCCTCAGAGGAGGGACTGGATATCCTCTATCTTCTTGTTCGAGTAGAAAACCGGCCGTCAAGTAAAACTTGGAGGAACGGATCAACCCGTCAAGAGGATAGGCTGATACCTCAATCCCGTCGACGATTAATCTTTTCGCGAACTCAAACATCCTTTCGGATCTATGAGTTTTAGATTGATTAATCTCGACACCTAAGTTCTCCATTAGTTGGATATAAGAGTTTCCAAACTCTTCACCAACTAAGACGATATCATCTCCAAGGAGACGATAATCGTTTTCCGTCGCTCATCGTCCAAGTGACTGCTTAGCAGCTACTTGTACGACTAAGTGATGGGATAAAGAGAACAAGGCTCATGAAGAGTGTGCACCCATCGGTTGACCACTTGAATAAGTTACAACATGTTGTTTTAACTTAAACGGGTAGCCAACCATCGTGTGCACCCAGGCATCGGAGAATGTCTCACTCGTTAAAGCAGTTAACAGGTTCTTTTGAACCTGGATAGGAAATCTATCAGTAGCAGCAGTTAAATCTGCTGATACCTTAACCCCTTTAACTTGTGAGAGGGATCTTCCAGACAACTGATCAAAGGAGCAATCAGAAGGGATTGTTTTGATTACCTTAAATAAGTAATCATGCAATCCTTTTAGGCTGCTTTGAGATCAGTAGTCTAGAATTCCAAATATTCGAGACTTCGTTTCCTTGTCTGCCTTAACTGATAACTTTCTAAGAGTAAAACTCTTAGAAGGTTTAAGTGAGCAGACACGGTCCAATCAACCCTTTCAATTCTTTAGGTCAATTTCTTGACTATCAAGGACTGAAAAGATTGGTTTCAGTCTAGGCTCTAACACTATTAAGGCTTCCTTCAGTTTTGAAGGTAATCCTAAATAGTCTATAAGACTAGACTGAAGGGCCGGTCCATTTGGACCACTTTTAGTGGTAAAATGGAAAGGAGTGGAGGATAGCCATTCATCCTTAGTTAGACCCCTAGA